ACCAATACCAACACCACCTGTTACTACAAAAGCACCAGTATTAACATCAGTTGAAGTTGTAGTATTTGATACTTTACTATTTCCCCAAACTAATAAATTTGCGGGAGTAGCGACATTTCCAATAATAACATCACCTGTTGTAAAGATATTACCAGCATTAAGATTACCTGTAACAATTTGATTGGTTGTACTAACCGATCCTGTAGTAGTAGATGAAATTGTAGAAGTACCTAACCTAATACTATATCCAGATAACCACAAGTCTTTCCAAGGATNAGTTTCAGAACCCAAATCATAACCTATATGATTTGCCCCATCACCGGCGATAGACGGAATCAAATTTGANGTAACATAATTTCTTACATTCAAATTACCTACATCTAATGCACCAACAATATTTGCATTACCACCAACATATGCATCACCTGAAATATTTGCATTAGTTTTTGCAGTAGAGTTACCAATTAAGATATTACCGTATATTTGTGTGTTTGCGGAAATTGATACATTACCACCAAATACAGAATCACCTCGTACATTAGCAGTCTCTACTACATAAAGAGTTTTACTTTTAACTTCACCTGAAGTAACCGCAATATTACCTGAGCCAACTAAATTTCCCGCAGTATCAAATGATAGTGTACTACCGTTAGTAGCATCAAAATAGAATCCACCTAAATTAGCAATCAATGTCGAATGGTTTGCACCATCGTCATATTTCAACTCAACCTTACCACCTGCGCCAGGAGCATTAATGCTGACTATATTTGTAGATGTACCGACAATATATCCACCAGTACTGAATACAACATTAGAAAGATTAGTAACATTTCCTACACTAACATTACCACCAAATGTGACTAGATTACTAGTTTTATTGTATGTAATACCATTAGCACCAGCAATTGCATTACCGTCATTGAATAATACTGTTGTATCTAACCCTTGATTTGCAAGTGACGTTGAGAAAATAGTACCATATATATTACCATATATATTGCTTGTTACATTTCCTGCAACATCAAGGTTGCCAATAATATTTGCACCTGCAGAAAGATTAAGATGTCCTGCTTGTAAATTTGCATTACCAGAAGCATAGTTGAATACCCATGCATTGGCTGCTTCTGTCCATAATAATGATGTACTAGATCCTGTACCACGATCAATTTGAAAACCTGATGTTCCTGAACTTACGCTTGACCCAGATTCACCTTTGTTTAGAATAACAATATTATCTTCAATTGTTGTGTTTGTTGTTTCTAAACTTGTTAATGATCCTTGAACTGTTAGATTACCACCAATAGTAGCATCACCACTNGTGTAAAAGTTATTAGCCTTTAGTTTATCTTCTGCAAAATCATAATAAAGATTNGCAGTATCTTGTAATCGATGAGAGTTATTAGAAAGAACTAGNCTAGTGTCTGTTAAATTGTTTGCATAAATATTTGCACCAACAATGTTACCGGAGACACTTACGTTTGATGTTAAAAATTGTCCATTAGCAGGATAAAAAGCTAAGTTTACATTTGAACTAAAATTATTACCAACATTATATTGAATTTCATAGTTAGCACCGGCTGCTTCTTGTAAGTCCCATGCAATACCGTTTGCATATAGTAGATGGTCTGTTCTAAGATTACCAGTAAGTATTGTATTACCAACGATAAGATTACCATTACCTGCAGCTATTGTACCAATAGTAACATTTGATGTTAGTCTAGCATTACCGGTCGTTATATCACCGTTTGCTAATATGACACTCGTTGGGAGTTCACCTACTGAGAAACCACCAACTGAGTTAAATGTGCGAATAGCCATGTCTTTTTATCCTTATTAATCTTTAAATTTTGTAATCAAAATTTTATATTCTGTCAAATCTGCTGTCATCGGAGATGCAGTTAATACTACATTACCGGCTCCGCCACCTGCTTCAAAACTAACTCTAAAATCAGCTACTCCAGGACTTGTTATTGGTAAATCTACTGTACCAAATTCAGAATATTCTACTGTACTTCCTAAGATTGCTGCGTTTAAATCACTTACTTGTCTATAATTTAATGAAGTATTGGTTGCAATGATCGTGTAGTTAATTGCTGAAATACTACTAGCATATGATCTATGCAATACTTGATATGCCGATGCACTACTAGTAGTAGAAATTTGTGATGAAATTTCATAGAATTGGTTTGGAGGTAACCCTAATGTGAAAGTTGAGGCTGCTAGATCGNTTTCTACTGTTACTGATTTTGNAACTTTATCATATAAAACTCCTTCAGCACTAACAGCAATTTGACCGTCATTGAATAATAATGCTCCCTGAGAACCTGAAATTGTAATGTTACCTGAAACATTACCGGTAATATTACCATTGATGTTTGTTGCACTGATATCACCTGATACTGCTAAATTACCTGACAAACTAACATTACCAAATCTTGCTCTATCTGCTGTAATATACCCATTGGCAGCTACAACTTGGATAGGTGGAATTCCTACTGTGTAACCATAGGGTGCATTAAAAGGTTCTGACATATTTCTCCCAAATATTGTTATATACTTTATTTATCAGTTTTGGGAAATAGTATATGTGAGCATATACCAAAAAAAAAGAGCACCTAAGTGCTCTTTTACTTTTAATCAAATTACTGATTAGTTTGTGAACGTTGCTGTAGCAGTAGTTGTTCCGCCTGTAGCTGTATCTAATGTTCCTGTTGTCCAAGCCTCTGTTGGATAGCAAGCAAAAGCGATTGTATCTGTACTTGTATCAGTTACTTCGTACATATAGATAACTGCTTTTGTTTGAATAGCGTTAATACAATCTGCTAAAACAGTTCCATCAGTTGCTACACTAGCTAATGCGATAGTGAAAAAGTCTAATTTTGGACCTTGTGGTTGAACTGTTACTGCCGAAGTTACAGCATTAACTCCACCAACTGTATAGTCTGGTGTGTCAAAGTTTGCTACTGGTTTATAGTCACCATGGACTCTAGTTACGAATGGCATAATAAATTTCCTTTAAATTTTTGCACTTCATATAGAGAGTGCATACTATTATTTATGCCACTGCAACAAAAAAGGGCACCTAAGTGCCCTTTTTTGACCTTCCCATCCCTGGGTTAGTATTCCAATATTATTGGAATGATAGAGTTGCAGAGTTGATATCGATTTCACCAACGTAGTCAGCCGCATTACCGAAAGATGATGCAGTGTTTGTCAATTCGATGTAACCATAACGTGTCATAAATGATACGACTGGTTCGAATGTTGATGGATCTAAAACAACACCAGATGACATCAATGGGATGTATGGGCAATAGAAAGCTGCCGCATCTGTTTCGCTTGTACCTTTGTAACCAACTAGAACAGCTTGTCCGTCACTAGCATAGCTGTTAACGAATACACGCATAGCACCATTCAATGTACCAACAAACTTAGTGTTTGTAGGAGCTTCGAATGTACCTTCTGTTGTACGTGCAAATGCACTTGTAGTAGCTGATTGTAGAACTGTCAATGCTGCTGGAGAAACAACTGCCCAGTTACCAGCACCACGACGAGTGCGTTGAGCAATCTTGTTAGCAACACGATTGATAAGAACTGCCAATGCGGCATGTTCGTCACCAACGAATGTAGCTGTACCAGACACTGTAGCTTGGTTGTAAGTTTCTTCTGTAGTAGCCAATGTAGCTAGACTCAATAGAATCTCTTGGTCAATTTCAGCAGTAATTTCTTGTGCTAAAGCTGCCATGATTTCTGCTTCAACGTCAATACCATGTTGAGACTGAGCATCTTGTGCTGCCTCAAATGTCCAACGTGCTTGCAATTTACGTGACTTAGCTTCAACAGCTTGACGTAGAATTTGCACAGAAATCTGACGACCGCCTTGACCTTCCATACGTGCTGTAGGAGCACCTGTGTAGTTAGACTGAGCGCCTGCGCCTGTACCTGCAGAGTATGCCTGAGCAATTTTGAATGGGCTTAGAGCTTCTTCACCTGCTTGAACATCAGTATTAGCACCGCTTGTGTCATTCAATGATTCTGCGTAACGAACACGTAGAGTATGAATCTGACCAACTGGTCCTGTCATTGGCTGAACACCAACCAACTCGTTAGCAATAACTGTTGGCATGACACGACGGATAACTGGTAGAATCACACGGTTTAATGTTGCGATGTTACCTGAACCTGTTGCACCAGTAGATGCTGATTCAGATAGTAATGATTTGCGAGTATTTTCTAAAATAACTTGCATTGTTGAGCGGCGATTACCTTTAAGACCTTCAAGTAGGGCTTCTTTAGTCTCATCCCAACGACTTTCTAATAGAACTTGTGACATTTTTATATTCTCCTAAATTTATGTCTTTTATTTAAATCCCCGCCAAACGTCTTAAATCGATTACGTTATCACGCGGTTCGACTTCAGGTTTTTGTATGACAGATTTATTACCAGTAACTTCTTTAACACCTTCTGAAAGCATAGACTTTTTAGTTTCTTTTCTTTCATTGATGTTGTTAAGTACTGCTGGTAGATACTTTTCGAATGCGCCTTGTAGACGAGGTGTCTGGACGCTCTCTAGTAAATCACGCATTATAGTTGCTTTTTCCTCATTTAGAGGTGATAGCAATTCATCCATAGTTTTTTGACGACTAGTAGATTCTTTGATAATACGAACTTCACGTTCTTTTGACTCAATCAACTTCTTAGCGTTGGTGAGTGTTTTAATGGATTCAGCTAATTGTTCATCTTTATACATTAGTTGGTTGTACAACTTACGTGTCTCAGCTTTTTCCTGTAGATAGGTCGTGCTAAATTCACTTGCGAAAGATTCAAAAATCTTACGACCAAAATCGTTTTCACGTGCGGTCTTAATATCTTCTCTCAATTGGCCTAATTCACCCTTTAGATGTTTGCTTACAGATTCATTCATTCTCTTAGCACTTACTGTCACAAATTGTGATTTCAATGTTTCAAGTTGTTTACGACCTTCTGCAACTAACTTAACCTTTGCTTCAACTACTGCTTGTTTGTCTTGTGCNAATTCTTTAATTTCACGGGCAAGAGCATGAACAATAAATTGTTCTAGCTTTTGTTGACTTTCCATTTGTAGTTTACGCTCATTACGTAGTTCTTTAATTTCTTCGGATAGTTTAGTAACCATGAAATTATTGAACTTGGCTGCATTTTCATGTAGCTTGCGTTTAGCGTTAACGCGGTCTTCGTTCATTGCTTGTCTTTCTAGTTGAAATTCTTCAATTTCTTCTGATAGACCATCTGTAATCATTTTATCTAGGGCTTCGACCATTACGTTCTTATCGTGTTCATAACGTTGTGCGAATTCTTCTCTTAATTCTGCACGTACTTGCTCTTTGGCTTCGTTCAATTTTGATTCCCATGCCTCGTTTATAGCGATGCTGGTTTCTTCGTTGATGATTCCAGTTTCAAGTAATGGTTTAATAATTTCCAAATTCATTGGATTTCCCCTTTATTTGATTTTGAGATCATTGATGAGGCGCATTACTTCCTCTTTCAAGTATCTCTGTACCTTCTTGTCGCCCTGTGCATCTTTAGCAATATCTAACATTCTATGACCATTCTTCATATTATGAAGACCTTCATAAATTGCTTTGGGATACGCATTTGGTGCGCTTGGTTGTGCGACAATATCGACAGTGACTATTTCAAAGTCACTAACATGGCCATTAGCATCATTAACGTTGCCGCTACCTCTGCTACTTACGCCTAGTTTAACACCACTCTCCAACATAGTAGACACTAACTGTCCCATTGGAGTTGGTAGAATCTTTAATTTGCCAAATCCATTTGCACCATCCATCCACATAGAACTAATCATATGTGATACACGGTCTAAATTGATTTTCAAATCGTCTGGGTGATCTACTTCACCTAATACTGAATACCCTTCAGATATTTGTTTGTTTAAAGTTTCTACAGCAGTTTCAATTTCAGAAACAGGATACACACGCTCGTTAGCGTTGCGTACCCCACCCTGAATGAAAATCCCCTTCATATAAAGGGACTTCAAACTACCTTCACCGGTACTTTCTACAACCATGCTAGCACGGTCAAAAGTTAGGTGTTCTTTAAGATACAAAGCCATTATCTTAGGTATTCTTATCTAACTGTTCTTCTTGTAGTCTTTTTAGACTCACCAACGATTGACTTAGTGTTTACACCGTCATCACCGTGTTTTGGTTTAGCAACGGATTCACCTTTTTCATTAGGACCTTTACTTTGTCCTGGAGCATTTTTATATGTTCCTGGGATATCTTTTGGTGTTGGGTTTAATAGTCCACCTTGTGTACCGCCCTTAGTACTCTCACCTGATGAGAAGTTAACAGCCTTAGCTCCGTTACCTGGAACTTTTGGTCCACCACTTACTGTACTTCTAGTTTGTACACCGTTGTCACCATGAACTGGCTTTTTAACAGCGATTAAATTAGTAGCTTCCATCATTGCTTCTTCATCGTCAGAGCCTTCGTCATCTCCGCCGAATGGATTGCCTTCTTCAGAGCCTTCTTCATCTCCACCAAAGTCTTCTTCGCCTTCTTCAGCGCCCATTAGTTCTTCAAATTCAGCCATTAGTTCGTCTAGTTTGTCTTCTAGTTCAACTACGCGGTCTTCTAAATCACCTTCTGGCATTTCGCCATCATCTTCAGCATCAACATCAATGTCAGCAAATTCATCATCGCCTTCAACATCATCTTCTTCATTCATGCCTTGTTCTTCCATGTCGATTTCGTCTAGCATACCGCCGACTTGATTACCCATGTGACCATGCATGCCTTCTTCTAATTCATCTTCATCCATCATTGATTCATAAATTTCGCGGCTTTTTTCAACTACGATATCATGAAACAATGCTTTAGCTTGGTCTTCGTTTTCATTGATAATCAAATCAATAAGTTGTTCAAATTTTCTATTATCCATTGTTGGTCTCCTATAGATTAATGGCTGTGTTATATACTTAGTGCATATCAAAAAAAATAGCACAATAAAGTGCTATTTTTTACGTTTTTCTTAATTTTATGTCAATATCATTACATTGCCGGTGCACCTTCTGCTGGTGCTGGTTGATATTGTTTACGAATCTTCTTTAAGTTTTGAGACTTTTCATAATTACGCACATCATTCATTTTACGTAATTTACGAATTTGCCGTAGTGTTAATTTACTTTTACGGGTTTGTTTCCACTTAGGTCTACTGCTATCTTTTTCAGCATCTTGGTACCCTTGAACGGGTGCATCAAACATTTCCATTAATCTCATGTTAATATTTATCTTTTTACATCGGAGGAGCCGGAGCTACTGCACCTGCCATGCCTGCTGGAGGTGCTACAGGTGGTCCGCCCGCCATTTGATCTGGTGGCATACCTTCAGCATTTGGATCTGGAATCTCATCCATAACCTCTGTATCGGCTTCTAAGTCTCCTGTACTAATACCAATACTACGTAAGTCACTACCTTTAGCATCATTATCCTCAGGAGCTTCACGTTCTTCAAACCATAGACGCTGATTTTCTTCAATTTCTTCTTCAGTCAATCCTAAGAATCGTGTCATAGCAAATCGTTTAGCAATATAAGGGAAAGCTTCCATTGTTTGAAACACTGTTACCCGTGTTGTATCTAACTCACTTTGACGATAAGCGGCAAAGTTTTGTGGGGCATTGAACTTGATATCAAACAAACTTGAATCAATATTAAATCCTCTCCAGCGCATGAACAGTTTGAATTCATCATTTAACTTCTGACTAATATACTTCTGTAAACGTTCACAATATTGATTGAAACGAAACTCTTGAATCATAGCAGTTCCAACTCTACCATCTGCCAATGGGGTAGGACTATCTTCTGGACCTTGAGGTA